AAAATACAAGTAAATTTGATATAAATATAATAGAATTTTGGGAGAAGTATATCGTACAGTTAGCATACGATTATAATGAGATGTTTAGAGAAACTAAAATTGACGATGAATCTAAAGAATATAATAATAGTATTATAGAATTTTTAAAAGATAAGTATTCAGATAATATTTATATTGAATATTTAAATTTTTTAAATAAAGTTGATAACGATAATAAACTAGTAAGAAATTTTGTTGAATTTAAGTCATTAGATTTGAATTATATAACAAGTTTAGTAACTAATAGTCTAATAGATTTGAAGAAAATGTCTGTAACTTATTGTAAGGAACAAGGTATTAATGAAGGTACAGATTTTTCAATTAAATTTAAGATAGAAGGAAATTTATCTGATGTTAGTAAATTTAAAGAAAATATTTTGAAAGACAATGCAAAAGTTGTATTTACTGAATAAATAAACTAATTCAAAATCAAATGAATGCATGTTTAACCTCATTCATTTTAGGAATCAAACCTTTTTTTTTTATAAACATTGTATTATCAAGACTATAATTACTAGATTTTAATGGCTTCGATCTTTTAATAACAAGGTCATCTGTATCATCTAATAATTTTTGGTACATTGTGTTTGAAAACATTGTATTATTTAATTTAACTGTTTTTTCAAAGAAATTCATTCTTGAATCCATCGGAGGTTTTAATAATAAATAATCGTTAGTGTTAATTATACTTTTTTTTCTAAATTGTTCAATTGTTAAACTACCTCCAAAATCTTTTAATAATGACCAATGTGGTGCTTGAACTATATTTACATTTGTTTTATATGTTTTAAAATACATTAGATGTAATAATGAATTTTTTTTCCAAACATTATCATTTGTATCTAGATTAAATGAATGAGCACAATTATAAGAACAAAAATTACCATAGCAATAAAATTTATCTTCAAAATAACATTCTGGTAAAGATACAGATTCTGTTTTAAAATTATTTTTACACCACCAACATTTTGTATTTTTTGAAAATTTTGATTTTTCAATATTAATAGACGAATTTTTCATTAATTTATGTAATTCAAATTTTAATTCAAAAATTTTATTTTCAATTTCGTCTATTTTTTCTTCCCTTGAACTTTTAACTACAAGTTTACTATCTTTATTTTCTGATTGTAAATTCAGTTCTGATTCAATATGATTTGTAATATCATTTGTATTTTTAAGAAATAAACTATCATCTACTTCTGAACTATCTTCAATCTCTGACAGTTCAATGTCATCCAATTTTAAATCTAAATGTGCTATAAGTGGTTCTTCTTCTGAATCTTTTTTAATAATATCGTTAGATAATAACATTGCTTGCTTCTTTGGTTTCCTACCTCTCTTTTTAGGTTGCTTATCGTCAGCCATAATATATTAATAAGTAACTAATTCTTTAAATTTAAAAAATAAAATTATTTAAAAAAAACTTTTTTTATAAAACTTTTTTTATAAAACTTTAACTATAAAAATTTTATATAAATTTTATAAAACAAATTATCTATCTTTGTATATATGAATACTGAAGAGCTAACTTCATTTTTTAGAATTATCAATAATTCAAATAATCAAAAAGGTGGATCAATACTTTCAAGTATTGAAACCAAAAAATTTAGTATGTATGGTGGTGAGAAAGAAGAAGAAAAAGTAGAATCTTTTGATGAAAAAATGAATCTTATTATTGAAAAGATGAATGAATTAAAAGATAGACATAATCAATTAAAAAAAGATTCCGAAAATAAAAATAAAGATAATGAAGGGAAAAGAACTAAATTACAATCTGATTATGATGATCAAGTATCTAAATTAGAAGAAAGTGCTAAAAAATTAGAAGAGGTTGTAGCTTCCAAAGAAAAATTAGAAGAAGAAAGTAACACTTTATCTCAATATAATAAAGAATTAAAGACTGAGCTAAAGAAAGAAAGAGATGCTATTGATAAAGGTAGTAGGGAATTTTTAGAAGTAACTAAAGAACTTAAAGATGTTGGAAATTTCTTTGAAAATATTCAAAAGAAAGCAGATGATAAAGCTGAAGATATTAAAAAAGAAAGCGAAAAGACTAAAGATACTAAAGATAAATCAGATCCTTTTAAGAAAGAACTAAAAGGTGGTGATATTATTGATGAACTTTTAAACTTTACTGAAACATATTAGATTAAATTAATTGTTTTTCTTTTTAGCTAAGCTAAAAAGAAAAATAAATGTAATACTACTCTTACAATACTCTTATAATACTGTCATTATATTCTTTTTCTTTCTTCCTCCTTTTTTATCAGATGCTGATGTTGATTGTACAATTCTATCATTGTTTGAACTTGAATCTTGTAATTCAGTCTCAGAATTATTTACAACAAATTCCTCTAAATTATTACTTTGTGGCGTAGAGTGAATTCGTTGTAATATATTTTGGACATTATTTGGAGCTTTTAACACAGGATTTTGTTGTCTTGTAGCTTGGGATTGTAATGGATTAATTGTATTTGGCATTTGTTGTTGATGACTTTGTTGTTGTGCACTTCTAGCTGCTTTTTCTCTTTGAATTGCAATTTCTTTTTGTTTTTGAAGATGTAATTCTTGTTGAGTCTGAAATTGAGATGGTACTTTTTTAGGATTTAACATTTTAGCAATTAAATCTGGATTATTTCTCATTGCTTGATCAACACCTGGTAAATTCTTAAATGTTGATTTAGAGAAATGATAAGCAGAAGCTGATGCTACAACTAACAACACTAGTTTTAATTCTGCAGGCATTGATTTTCCAGTTCCTTTATATTTCTCATATAATTCTTCTAATACTTCTTCATAACTATCAACTTCTACAGACATATGTTCAGACCATCCTGTCAAGTGAAAATCAAAAGGATCATATTTATCATTTAGCATTTCTACTATTGAAATACCATTGCACATACAACTTTTAAATAATTTGATACCGTTTCTTTTATTTGCAAAACTTTTTAAAAGCTCAAATTCATACTCCATTTCTTCAATTGATGAATTAAAATCATATGCTTTTGATAAATCATATCCTTTTGACTTTAATTCTGATAATTTTCTTAATAATTCTATTTTTTTCATTCTACTTTCTTTTAATGCATTTTCACTTTGTACTGGATTTCTACTTAGTGGTTCTGCGCTAAATGAGTTATTATTTTTAGGTGAATATTTTGGCGATCTTGAACTTTTTCTTGAACTTTTTCTTGAAGAAGCAACGCTTGCAGATCTTGAACTTGAACTTTCAGATTCTGTATCACTTTCTTTTTTATCTGAATCGACAATTTCACTTAATGAAGATGAATATCCAGATTTATTATCTGAATCATCATTTAATTTTTGTTTATTTGCTAATAGACCAAGATAATAGTCGGTATCACTTGATTCTTCCTTTCTGGATGAATCATTGCCATGAACAATGTTAATATTATTCATATCTTTTACTGCATTAATATTTATATCTTGAGAACTTTCTGAATCCATATAATAATAATTAATATTCTTTTCTTTAAAATAACGCATTTAAATAAATTATCTAAGAAAAATAAAAAATTTTGTACAGTTTTAATTTTTTATTTCTTTTATAGATTTAATCTAGAAACAGCATCAGTGTAATTAACATATGCAGTTCCAATTGGACCATCAATATCATTATGTGTTAAATCCATCTTTTTTAAAATGTTGTTAACTTCATTATTTGATTTATTTTGTAATAAATCTACAACCATACAGTTCTTAATTGTATTAAAATATTCTTGACTAAATTCGTCTGATTTTATTTTCCCTTCAAACTCATTATAATTAATTTTAGAACACATACCATCACATATATCTTCTTTTAGAAAATCATCATTTTCTAATGTGTTGTCTATTTCTAGATCATTATCATAAATATCATCTAATTGATCAGAGATCACAGGGATCACATCTTTTCCAACGGAAATTGATTGATCATTTTTTCCAACGGAAATTGATTGATCATCTTTCTTCGAAAGATATTGATCAGAGATCACAGGGATCACAGGGATCACAGGGATCACAGGGATCACATCTTCTCTATCATCTTGCTTTGCAATATCAGATATTATATCTAGTTTATCATCTTCTAATTTATTACTAAACTTTTCAATTCTATTATTAAAGTTTTCTGTGATACTTTGTTTGTTTATTCTATCCATAACCATAGTAAAACCTACTGATATTAGAATAGCCATAGATGGATTACTATTACCTTTATATACGATAAGACTAAGAATAAAAATTCTGAAAGCAGGATTTTGGAACAAAGATACAATCAAATCTGGTAGTTTTGGTGATGCATTTCCTCCATAAAATACTAACAAGAATATCATTATAGGTGCTAATGTTTTTTCAAATTTGTATGGGAATCTTAGAAATTTTTCTATTATTTTAAAATTGAACATATATAGAATGAATTAGAAAAAATTTTAAAAAATTTATATTTTTTTTTTACTATTTTTTTACTATTTTTATGATATTTTTATTTTATTTATTTTATTTATATCATTGTCATTTATAGTTTTCATATTTTCAAGATCACTAAAAATGTTTTGTAATTCATCTAATATTTGATTTTCATCTAAAGGTTTTGTAATTTGATCTTCCGTTATTGCTTCTACTTCATCAGGAATACGATCTATATATAAATATTCACAAATTCCTTGATTAGTTATTAAATTACAATCTGCTACCTCTTTATTAGGATTAGAATCAGGTTCATTTTGACATATTGAGCAATCTATTTTTTCTCCTGGAAGTGAAAAATAATGGATTTTACATGTACCGTCTATTCTTGGTTCAATATTAGCTATTGTTCTACCAGGCATTGGCAAAAAATTATCACAATTAACATCTTCTTCTGTGTCATCAGCAAATTTTTCAAATAATTTTTTTTTTCTTAAAAATTTCTTAGTATTATTAAATGTTTCATTCTTTCTTAATTTATCCATTACTAATACAAAACCTATAGCAACCATTATTGATAATGTTGGATTGCTATTTCCTTTATGTACAATTAGACTTAAAATTAATATTCTAAATATTGGTAATTTAAATAGTTCTAGTATAAATATTGGAAGAGCAGGTTTAGAAAATCCTCCATAAAATAAAAGAAACATAATTGTTAATGGTGCTATCGTATTTTTATAATTGTATGGATAATTTAGTATCCTTTGAATATTCATATATATATTTCTGTAGATAAAATTTTTTTATTTACAAAAAAATAAATTTAGACAATAAAATATAATATAATCATAAGTATTCTATTTAAATTGATTTGCTTCTTTTAATTTACGATCATAATAAAATAAACAGAAATCTAGATCAGGAATAAGTTTTGAACATCCAATTACTTTTTTACCAACTTCACTACTATTGGTACAAAATTTAACTCCTTCAAATGTTCCAGTACAAACTTTTGAAGGATATTTTAATACATCATAAATAAAAGAACAACTACCATCTGTAGATTTTAAAACTTGTTGTACTTTTCTTCCTGCATCTGGTTTATTTGAACACTGGGGAAACGTTTCTTCTTCTTCAGCAAAATTCTCTTTTGATTCATTACATTTTTTATTTAATAATTCAAACAATGATGTGAATGCTAAAGCTATAACTATTGAATATGTTACTTTACCATTTCTTTCAATATTGTCTAACCCTCCTGATTTATATACTATTAAACTAAGAATAAATACTCTAAATGCTATATGTTTGTAAAAATCTTTAATTTCAAGTAAATCTGGAGCAGCATTACCTCCATAAAAAACTAAAAACATAGTTAATAAGGTAGACACATATTTATTACTAAAAATTAATTTTAATATATTTCCTGCAACATTAATCATTCTTTATATAATATCTAATAGAAATTAATAGAAATTAATAGAAATTAATATTAATTGTATTGATTTTATTTCTAAACTAATAAAAATTTTGTAGATATATATTTAAATTAGTAAAATTCAAATTCATTACGTGGTGCGAATAAATTTATTCTTCTATTCTTTTTGTAAATATACAAGAACCCATATTTCCTTGCTCATATTGAGGATTTGTGCAATAAGCCATTTCAGACAGATTTTTAGGAAATTCTGGATTTCCACATTTTGCTTTTCCATTCTTTGTACAGTCTTTTATTGGAAATTTTCTTGTTTTATATTGATATGAACAAGTTCCAAAATCAGGAGATGATTGATCACTTATTACTGTATATTGTAAAACTTCTTTACTAGAAAATTCACCATCAGCAGTTTTATTATATATAACATTAGTTGCATCTTTGATTGGTGTATCACCTCTCATTGCCTTGCTTAAATCTGATTCTTTACAATCAGGATCTACTATTGGAACTCCATTTTCCATGTACATAGGAATACAAGAATCAGCCCACTTAGTTTGCGGTAAATTTTTAGTACATACAGCCTGAATTCCACCATGGTCCTCTTTTATTCTATCAAATTTTGGCTCTGACCATTTTTGAGTAATTTCTGCTGAAGATAGTTCTGTCATTTTTTCAAATAATTTATTATCATTATGATTCGTAAATGTCTCTTTAAAATTTTCTCTAAATCCTTCAACAATCTCTCTTTTATTTATCATATTCATAATTAATACAAAACTAAAAGCAATTAATATTGAAAATGTTGGGTTACTATTTCCTTTGTAAACAATTAAACTTAATATTAATACTCTAAACATTTCATTTTTAAATAAAACTAATATAAAGTCTGGTAAATCGGGAGATGCATTTGCTCCATAAAAAACTAAAAAGAATGTAATAATTACTTTCATTCTCTTGTCAATAAATAAAAATTCAAGAGATTCTTTTAATGTATCAATAATTGGCATATATATATTTTCGTAGATAATAAATTATCTACAAAAAATGGATTTAGAAAATCTTTCAGATAATAAATTTGATTTATAATCAATATCTTTATATTGATTTATAATCAATATAAAGATTATCTACAAAAAATAGATTTAGAAAAATCTTTCTTTACTTGTATTAATTTTTAGATAATTTATTTTTATTTAAAAATTATATTTTTGGTTAATTTAAATTGAATCTATTTATAATCCTAATGCAGACATATTGTTAATATCTTCAGTATCTTCAGTATCTACAATACTTACATTATCTTCAATATCTCCGTAATTATTAATATCCATTTCGTCATCCATTTCATCTTCCATTTCATCACCAATCATCATCATGTCTTGTGTATCGATTATACTTTGCACACCTTCTAATTTAGTTATTATTTGATTAATATTATCTCCTAATTCTTTATCTGCATCATAACCTTCAGTTGTTAAAAGACCAATTATTTCTTCACTTGTTAATAACACAGTTCCTTGTTCAAAAAATTTATTATTGATAGTAGAAATTAATATATCAGCTTGATCTACATTAATTGAACCATAAGTAACTAAATTATTTTTAATCTCTTCTTCATCGTATGGTAATTTTTTAACTTCACCGTCAATTGGTGTCATATTTTCAGTAGAAGAATCTTCTAGTTCGATTTCTAAATTTCCAAACCTTTCTTTACCTTTTGTATATCTTTCCATTTTACTAATTGTAGTAAATTTTTCGAATAATTTTTGTTTATTAATCATATCCATCATTAAAGTAAAAACAACAGCAATCATAATAGATAAAGTAGGATTACTATTTCCTTTGTATACAATTAAACTTAAAATGAAAACTCTAAATATAGGATTTTCAAATAATTCAATAATAAAGGAAGGAAGTTTTGGACCAGATGCTCCACCATAAAATACTAAAAAGAAGGTTATCATTACAGCTACTCTTTGGTTTTTGAATAGAGGTTCTAATAAACCATTAAAAATTTCTGTACTTAATTTCATATATATATATTTCAGTAGATTAAAAAATATATATATTAAAAAAAGTTAAATAAAAAATATTGTTATTTATTGACAATATTTTTTATATTAATTTTTAGAATAAAGTTTTAATAAATCTGCAATAAAGTTTTCCTTAGTCTTATAATAATCTTCTAGTGTTAAAGAATATGTAGATGGCTTCTTTCCAAGCAAGGTTAATTGTTGATAAATAAAAGGATACATTAATGTTAAACTTTTAATTTCATCCCACGTTTCATCTGTAAATTTATTATTAATAGCAGCTTGGATATAAACTTCAAATTGAGGTCCTTCTTCTTCTTCATCATGATCTGAAGATGTTGCAAAATTTTCATTGTAATTCAAACAACTAATAATAATTGTATATGATATTCCAATAAAAATAATTAGTACTAATATCTCAATACAATTATTTCTTGAAAAGCTATTTTTTAATTGCATATATATGTTATTAGAAAATAATTCACAAATTGTAAATTATTTTTTATATTTTTATAACTCTGAATCACAAAGATCACAAAAGCAGATTTTTAATCAATATTTTGATGCGCAAAATTTATTCTTCCTTTAAACATTCATTAATACATTCTTTATCCATTCTTCCTTCTAGTACACAAGATACTTGACATTTTGTTTTCTTATCACTATCTTCGTTTCCGAATCTCTCTCTATTCTTTTCCAATTCAGTGAAACATTCATTTAAATATCTGTTATCAAACATTGAGATACTGAATGTAAAAGCAAATGCAAGTAATAATGATACTTTATAGTCTTTTACACTAGAGTATGCAACTAATGATAGGATTAAAAATTTGAAGTATGTATTTTCAAATAATTGTTTGAATACCTTTGGTAATTTTGGTCCAGCTAAACCACCGTATAAAACTAAACACATAGATACAAATGTACCTAAAAGTTGATTTGTTGAGGTTGTTTTTGAATATAACCCATCTAGTAAACTATTAGCAAATTCCATATATATGAAACTTTAGAAAAAAAAAGTTTCATATGTATTTTTTAAAAATATTTAAAATATTTTTTTGGTTTTAATAAAGTATATTATCTCAATAGACAATAATTATGAATTTTTGTTCAATAGATGAAGCTTGGGGGAAGAGCCATCAAAATTTTATATCAAAAAATTTTAAAGATTCTACCGAAGAAGACTGTATATCTACTTCAAGTATTGAATCTATACAAGTAAAGACTAAACATATTAAAAATAAAAAAAAAGATAGAAGACATATTCCAACTGAAACGTTAACCATGTCTGATTCATCTTTAATTGAGACATTTACTGAATCAATAAAAGATAAAAAAAATTGTGGTAAACTTGTTAATCATATTATGAAATGTAAAAAATGTCGAGATAAATTAAGAAACAAGTTTAGACCTCCTTTGGTCCAAAAGTTAAATAATTTATTTGATGACAATAAAGATATATGTGTATTGATATTAATTGGGTTTGCTATAGTTATTTTTCTAAAATTAATTTATTCTATATGTTAAGCTATCCATTTTATATGAATTATATTAGGATCGTAGTAATCTACTTCAAATGAATTATTTTTTAATTTTTCTATAATATAATTTTTACAATCATCCAATTTGTAAAATGGAAATCCCATTACATATTCTGGAATTTCATACCATAAATAATTATAATCAGTTGAACTCGCTAGTATAATCTTTTTTTCAATATTTGTATATATCTTTTCATATGTTTTTATCCTATTTTTCTCTTTTTCTTTTTGTTGTTTTATTAAATCTTTTGCGTTAACCATTATGATAAACTTAGAATTTTTCATTTATGTAAATTAACGAGCAAAAGTAGAGAATATTATAATAATTATTATCAACGATATTTTACTTTTATAATTATCTAAATTGTTAGTTATTGTTTTAAATTTATTATCAAATTTTATAAAGTAATTTTTAAATAATTTATTAAACAAGAAACCTAAATATAAACCAATCAATGCACCAAATACAGTTTGACCAACTGTATGACATCCTTGAATATATACTCTTGAAAACATCATCATTATTATATATAATAAATACAATACTACATTTACTTTCTTTGTATTAGGTAATTGTATAAAACTATAATTTGGCGACTCACTTAAAATATCTCTAATCATGAAACCACTATATAATCCAGCAAATTGACTATGTCCACTAGGAAATCCAAAACTTGAAGATTTTATATTTGGACATGTTCCAAAATATCCACAATCAGTTGCACCTTCAGGTCTAGTTCCTTGTCCCAATAATGGTATATAATCTCCAACTAAATTAAAAATTGGTTTACATATATAATTTTTTAAATATTGGTTTATATATGAATTAAATATAATACTAATTACTAAGAAGAATGACTTATTTCTCTCATATACGTATGTACTTACTAAACAGTTAAATAAATGAATCCAAAAAAGTACCAACTCTGAACTTCTCATAAATTGAAAGAAATATTTTATATTAAAATAATGTGGAATGAGCTCTGTCATATAAGAAACTTAGAATAAAACTTTCTAACTAACGTTTTTTATTGTATCGATTTAGAAACTTACAAGCATCAATGTATAATTATGTCAAAATTTAATAATAAAAATAATTTAAAAATAGACACTTTATGTTTAGGTGGTGGAGGAACTTCTGGTTTATGTTATATTGGTTCTTTTGAAATACTTGAAGAACAAGATTGGTTTTCAATCAATAATATTGATAATTATGTATCAACTTCTGTTGGATCTATTTTATCTTTCTTCTTTGTTCTCGGATATTCTGTTAATCAAATAAAAGATTTTCTTTTAATGTTTGATCTTAACAAAATTGAACCTAAAGTAGATTGTCTAAATTTATTTAGAAATTATGGATTAGATAATGGTCAAAAAATTATTGAAGTAGCTAAATCATTTCTAAATGAAAAATTTCAGTTAAGAGAAATTACTTTTAAGAAATTATTTGAAATAACCAAAAAAAGAATTAGAATTATTGTAACCAACTATACAAAATCTGAAACAGAAATATTTGATCATATTTCACAACCAGATATGTCAGTATTTTTAGCTATTAGAATGTCAATGTCTCTTCCTTTTATATTTACACCTGTATTTTATAACAATTGTTATTATGTTGATGGTGGTTTATTGAAGAATTTTGGAATCGATTTTTGTAATCCAGATACAACTATTGGAATATCTTCTTCAAATACTAGTGAAAACAAATTAGATAATATTGTTAGTTATGTTAACGGGTTATGTCAAATTTTCTTTACGTCGGCAAATAAAAATATAAAAAGACACAAATATTATTATGT